GAACAGCTGGTGCTAATAATTCAGTCAAATCTGTGTTTACTCCTGTACCTTATGACTTTAATTTTAATTTAAGTGTATTTGTTAAGAATGCAGATGATGGAGTACAAATATTAGAACAGATACTTCCTTTCTTTACTCCTGATTGGACAACTACAGTTAAAATTATTCCAGAAATGAACATAACACATGATATTCCGACAGTACTTACAAGTGTAACTACAGAAGATACATATGAAGGAGATTTTGAAACAAGAAGAACATTAATTTATAATTTAGATTTTTTGGTAAAAGGATACATTTATGGTCCAGTTAAAAAATCAGGTATCATTAAAAGAACGTTTGTTGATTTTATTGATAGTGCTAACACAGCTCAGCAAACAGGAGTAAAACTTGAAACAATTAAGATAACTCCTGGATTGAGAGCTAATGGTCAACCAACAGGAAATAGTGCTCAAAGTATTAGTGTTGATAATATAAGTGCAAATGATAACTTTGGTTTTTGTGTTGATTATGAAATAAATCTTAGTGGAGAAGAATAATGAGTACTAAATTTGAAAAAAATATGGAAGATATTTTTAATCTACCTGAAAAGATTGAAGATGTCAACAATAAAAATGAGATAAAACCTGTTGACAATTTAGATGAAACAGTGGACAATGACTTTAAGTATGCAAGAGAGAACCTTTACAATATTATAGAAAGAGGTTCTGATGCATTAAATACTTTAGTAGATGTTGCTAATCAATCACAACATCCTAGAGCATTTGAAGTTGTAGGTCAATTAGTAAAGACATTAAGTGATACAAACAAAGATTTATTAGAGTTACAAAAGAAAGTTAAAGTAATAAAGAAAGATATTCCAGATCAACCTCAGAATGTTACCAATGCATTATTTGTTGGTAATACAAGTGAACTTCAAAAAATGATTAATAAGAGAAATAATGAATGAGAATTATCTTGGTAATCCAAATCTAAAAAGATCTAATGTTAATATAAACTATACTAAAGAACAACTTGAAGAATATATCAAGTGTGCTAAGGATCCAGTTTATTTTATTCAAGAATATATACAGATTGTAAACGTAGATAAAGGTTTAGTTCCATTTAAACTATATGACTTTCAAGATGAAATGGTTAATGCCTTTCAAAAAGAAAGATTTGTTATCAATAAACTTCCAAGACAATCAGGTAAAAGTACAACTGTAACAGCATATATGTTATGGTTAATCTTATTTCATGATACACAAAGTATTGCAATCCTAGCTAACAAAGGTTCATTGGCTAGAGATTTATTAGGTAAGATACAGCTAGCATATGAACATTTACCAAAGTGGTTACAACAAGGTATAGTAGTATGGAATAAAGGTAATATAGAACTAGAAAACGGATCCAAAATATTAGCCAGTGCAACAAGTAGTAGTGCAATAAGAGGTGGATCCTATAACTTAATTTTTTTAGATGAGTTTGCATTTGTAAGTAATAACATAGCTGAAAACTTCTTTGCATCAGTTTATCCTACAATTTCTTCTGGAGAAACTACGAAAGTTATTATTGTGAGTACACCAAATGGTTTAAATCATTTTTATAAGTTATGGTCAGATGCAGTAGATAAGAAGAACCAATATAAACCTATTGAAGTTACTTGGAACCAGATACCTGGTAGAGATGAAAAATGGAAGAATGAAACTATAAGCAATACAAGTGAAGAACAATTCAGACAGGAGTTTGAGTGTGAGTTTATAGGATCTATGAATACTTTAATTAATGCAACTAAACTTAGATCTCTACCATTTGATTATCCACTTAGAAAGTTAGGAAACTTTACTTGTTATGAAGAAGCAAAGAAGGATCATATATATGTAATGGTTGTAGATACAGCTAGAGGAGTTGGATTAGATTATAGTGCTTTTGTTGTATTTGATGTAACTGAGTTACCATATAAAGTTGTTGGTACATTTAAAGATAAACATATATCACCAATGATGTATCCTACCACTTTACATAATATAGGTCAACACTATAATGAAGCATATATGTTAGTTGAAACTAATGATATAGGTCAACAAGTTGTTGATATACTTCATAACGATCTAGTATACGAAAACTTAATGGTAACCGTTCATAAAGGTAGAGCAGGTCAACAAATAAGTAGTGGTTTTGGTGGTGGATCTAGAACTATAGGAGTCAAGACAACTAAACAAGTAAAAAGAATAGGATGTAGTAATCTTAAAGATTTAGTAGAAAATGACAAGTTAGTTATAAGAGATTTTGATTTATTAGCTGAATTATCATCATTTGTTGGTAAAGGAAGTAGTTATGAGGCAGAAGAAGGTATGCATGATGACTTAGCCATGTGTACTGTATTATTCTCATGGATAGTAAAACAAGATTACTTCAAGGAGATAACAGATATCGATATTCGTGAAAGACTATATAAAGAACAAGAAAAGATGATAGAAGAAAATATGTTACCTGTCGGATTTAAAGATGATGGTGTAACAGATAATGAGAAGCAAATATTTGATAATCCAACTGATAGATGGGTGATGCAAAAGACAGACGATTATTCATAGTTTAAAAAAATTATAAATAATTGTAAATTCTAATAATAAAAACTGTAATTGTAAGTAGGAGTAAGAAAAATGGGATTTCAAGTTTCACCAGGTGTTAATGTATCAGAGATTGATCTAACTACCATAGTTCCTGCCGTCTCAACCACAGAAGCAGGTTTCGCTGCCCATTTAAGATGGGGACCTGTTGATCAAAGAACATTAATTACTAATGAAGATGAATTAGTTCAAACTTATCAAAAGCCACTAACAAGTAATACAGCTACTGACTTTTTTGTAGCTTCTAACTTCCTTGCTTATGGTAATGCACTATTCGTAACAAGAGTTGTTAATACAAGTACTTCAGGTGGAACGGCATTAAATTCAACAGTATCAAATAATGCTGTAGCATCAACATTCATTAAGAATGAAGATGATTATGACGAAAATTTTAGTAACGGTATATCAGGTATCGGTGCATGGGTTGCAAAGTTTGCAGGAGAGCTAGGAAATAGTTTAAAAGTATCAGTATGCCCAAGTTCAAATGCATTCGAATCTACAATAACTGGTAATATAACAGTTACAGATGGATCCAAAACAGTAACAGGTGTTACAACAGAAGCTAACGGTGCAGGTGTTGCAGCTACAGCTTTCTCAACTGAATTAAAAGTTGGTGACATTTTATTATTAGGTCCAGATAAACAAGAAAGAAAAATTCAATCTATTGCAAATAACAGTTCACTAACATTAGAAACAAAATACTTAGGTAACACTGTATCAGCATTTAGTAGTGCAGCAACACATAATGGATCTGTTGCTACTCCAACTAGAAGATGGGAATTCTTCAATAATGTTGATAGAGCTCCAACAACTTCTGCATACGCAAACACAGCTGGTGGTTCAGGTGATGAACTTCATGTTGTTGTTGCAGATGAAGATGGTGAATGGACAGGTACTAAGAATCAAGTATTAGAAGTATTTGAAAATTTAAGTGTTGCATCTGATGCAAAAAATGAAGATGGAACAAATAATTTCTATAAAGAAGTATTAAATCAGCGTTCAAAATATATTTTCTGGGCTGCTCATGACTTTAAAACAAATGCAGGTAGTAAAGCATCTGGAGTAACATTCAGTGGTGATCCATTACCTGATACAAAAAGTCTTATAAACGGAAGAGATGGATCAAGTCCAACAAATGCTGATTATATAAACGGATATAATAAGTTCAAAAGTGCTGAAGATATTGATGTATCATTTTTATTAGGTGGTGCTCAAAATCAAACAGTTATTGAACACATTATTGGAAATATTTGTGAAGTAAGGAAAGATTGTTTATTAACTATATCTCCAGAAAGAGCTGATGTTGTTAATAATAGTTCATTTCCAGGTAAAGAAGCAATTGATACAGTTGCATTCAGAGATACATTAACTTCAACTTCTTATGCAGTGATGGATAGTGGCTGGAAGTATCAATATGATAAGTTTAACGACTTACAAAGATATGTTCCAGGAAATGGTGATACAGCAGGTATCATGGTTAGATCTGATATTGCAAGAGACCCTTGGTATTCACCAGCAGGTTTCAATAGAGGTATATTGAAGAATGTAAACAAACTAGCGTTCAATCCAAACAAAGCAGAAAGAGATCTACTTTACAAGAATGGTGTTAATCCAATTACAACATTCCCAGGAGAAGGTACAGTTCTATTTGGAGATAAA